ATCACATTACGATGCCCTCGAAGGTTGAACAGTGGTTACGCCGACCTAATGTGTTGCCTATCGCCATGTCACCATTCGGTCAAAGGCAAATGAATGACAAAGGTATAGACAACGTGTATATACCTCACAGTATTGACACGAAGGTGTTAAAGGAGAACTGGACACTCAGTAGCGGTGTTGATGTGCGCGACTATTGGAAGACTCGTGACAAGTTTGTTGTGGGTATGGTTGCTGCGAATAAAGCTTCTGGGTTGATGCATCGTAAAGCTTTCAGCGAGAACCTAATGGCGTTTAGTATCTTCCAGAAGAAACACAAGGACGCTGTACTGTATTTGCACACTGACGCTACCGGTGGTGGTATCGGTTGGAACTTGTTAGAGATGCTGAAGGGTTTGGGTGTCCCGCAAGAGTCTGTGTTGTTGGTGAACCCGCTTGAGTACCGTTACGGTTCCCCACAACATGACCTGGCTGCTTACTACACGGGCATGGATGTTTTGTTGGCTTCGAGCATGGGTGAAGGGTTTGGTGTGCCGACGATTGAGGCGCAAGCCTGCGGTACAAGAGTTATTGCGTCTAACTGGGCCGCATCACAGGACCTTGTAGCTGAGGACGGTTGGTTGGTTGATGGTGTGCCTGTTTGGGATGCCGGTCAGTTGTCCTGGTGGCAGACACCTTCTGTGCCGTCGATTGTGAACGCCTTGGAGCAAGCTTACGATCTGGGTCACGGCAAGTCAGAGGTCGCTGAGGCTTTCGCTAAGGACTTTGATATTGAGACTGTGTGGAAGCGCGATTGGATGCCGTTGCTAAGGAAAGAGTTTTCCTGATGGCTCACTCTCAACAGCGCGACTTCTTTGAGAAGCTTCAGGGGGAAATTCCGGAGGCTTTTGCAATGACGAGGGTGCTCGAAGTGGGCAGTCTGGACATTAACGGGACTGTGAGGGACTTTTTCTTGGCTTCTGAGTACGTTGGGGTTGATGTTGCGCCCGGTAAGGGCGTTGATGTTGTGGCTCAGGGTGAGGACTTAGATTACCCGGATGACAGTTTTGATGTTGCTGTCAGTGCTGAGTGTTTTGAGCATAACCCGGAGTGGGTTGCCACTTTTGAAAATATGTGGCGGATCAGTAGCAAGTATGTGATTATGACGTGCGCTTCTGACGGAAGGGCGGAGCATGGCACGAGAGGGTCTAGCCCTGGTTCTTCACCGCTGACTCTTGACTGGGATTATTACCGGAACCTGAATGAGGATGATTTCAAGGCGGAGTTTGATTTGGACGCCATGTTTGACGAATACTATTTTGAGTACAACCCAACGTCATGCGATTTGTACTTTTACGGAATAAAGGCTCCTAATGCTCCCTAACTTGATTGTGCCGGTGTTGAACCGTTACGACTTGTTGAGGCGAATGTTTCAGTCAATCAACTACCCGGTACGCGATCTGCTCATTATTGATAATGGTGGTGAGTTCTACGATGTTTTACATTCTAAGTTTGTGAAGAATGTCCGTGTCGTGAACTTGCCGAGCAACTTGGGGGTGGCTTCGTCGTGGAATCTTGGTATCAAACTGTTTCCGCACGATGATAGGTGGTTTTTTGCCTCGAATGATGCCTGGTTTAGCGGTAATGGTCTTCAGAGCCTCTCAGAGGCTCGTAGAGACGAGATAACCCTTTCTGATGTGTTTCCCTTTTGGCACGTCTTTTGTGTCGGAGAAATGGCCTTCCAGCGCCTCGGTTTTTTCGATGAATCCCTCCACCCGGCTTATCACGAAGATAAAGACTATGAGAGGCGTGCAGCACACGCTGAGGTGCCTGTTCGGAAGATACCTATTGCTGGTGGGCACGATAACTCGTCAACTATTCGGTCAGACAACAAACTTTCTAACATCAACAACAAAACCTTTGCCGATAACACCTTGTATTACAACAGCAAGATGGCGCGTGATGATTACGGTGAGGGTCGTTGGGATTTGCAGCGTAGACGCCGTAACAGTTGGGATACGCCACGATAGACTAGATGTGGAGGACTTATGGCAATCACCAACGGCTACACTGATTTAACTACTATCAAGCTTTCGTTAGGCATCACGGACAACGTGGATGATACTTGGCTTGAGATTTGCGTTACCGCAGCGTCACGCGCAATCGACAGCTTTACCGAGCGTGTGTTTTACACGACTGAGGGTTCACGGGTTTACATTCCTTACGACAACTTCCTTGTCGAGATTGATGACCTTGCTTCATTGACCACGTTGAAGACTTCTACCAACGTTGATGGTGTGTTTGACCAGACTTGGGGAACTAATGATCGGCAACTGGAGCCGTTGAACGGTATTGCCGGTGGTATCCCTTCTCCGACTACACACATTCGTGCTGTGGGTGACTACTGGTTCCCGACTGCGGGGCAGGAAGCCACTGTTGAGGTGACGGGTACATTCGGTTGGTCTGCTGTACCTGACGCTGTGGAGCAGGCTTGTATCCTCCAATCCGCCAGATATTTTAAGCGTGCCGACAGCCCAATGGGTGTGGCAGGATTCGATTCTATGGGCGTTGTAAGACTGTCACGGATTGACCCTGACATTGCCACACTATTGGAGCCGTACTGCCGTATTAGGATGGCCTAGCCGTGGATATTCAGGCAATTAGGCAACAGCTTGCCGTGAACCTTGCCACGATTAGTGGTTTGAGGACGGCGGAGAACGTTCCCGATATGGTGAACCCGCCTGTCGCTGTTCTGAGCCTTGAGCAGATTGGTTTCGACGGGGCTTTCAACCAGGGTTTGACGACCCTACAGTTCACACTTTTCGTTGTCGTGTCTCGTGCTGACGAGCGCACAGCGCAACGGAAGCTAAACCAGTATGTAGCTGCTACCGGGGACTACAGTATCAAGTCTGCGGTAGAATCGGATAGGAGACTTAATAATCTCGTAGCGGATTTACGGGTTCGTAGCGTGACTAACATAGGCTCTCTACAACTGGATGATCAGGAATATATGGCGGCTGAGTTTGATGTCGTTGTTTATGTATAAGGAGAAATAAATTGGCAAAGTATGTAGTTACAAGCCAAACGGTAACTGTGAACGGAACTGACGTTTCGGACGCTTGCGCTCGCGCTGAGCTGGTCCTGAACGCTGCCGAGGTCGAGACAACTGACTTCGGTTCCGCTGGTTGGACTGAGGTTGTGGGCGGCCTGAAGAGTGGTCAGTTGACCCTCGACTTCCACAGCGACTTCGGTGCCGGTGGCGTGTCCGAACTGTTCCAGGACCTTGTTGGCACGATTGGTACGTTTGTTGTGATTGCAGGTGGAACCGCTGCTTCAGCGACCACACCTCAGTACACCGCAACGGCCTTGATTAACAGCTTCACCCCCGTGGCTGGAGCAGTCGGCGACCTCGCCACATTCTCGGTAACCTTCCCCACCACGGGCGAGGTTTCTTACGTAACCGCGTAATTGTTGTAAACTTACAGCAGGAGAATCAACCTACACATTCAGTTCCAGGACGGTACGGCAAAAACGGTAACTTGTAGCGCCGCTGACCTTGTTGCTTTTGAGGACAAGTTCGGGATTAGTGTTACGAAGCTGGCTGAGGAAACTCGGATTGGCTGGTTACTGTTTTTGGCGTGGCACTCGGAGAAGCGCTCCGGCGGTACAAAGGCTGACTATGAGAAGTGGCTGGAAACAGTTGAAACCATTGGGGAGTCTGAGGAAGACCCAAAATAGTTGGTCTCGGTGAGTCTTCGACTCACTGGATGATCGCTGGCCTAGCGGTTGAAACCGGAATTAGTCCTAGAGAGTTGCTACAGCTCGATGACAGGATGCTATGGACCATGCAACGCTGGTTGGTAGCAAAGAATCTGCCGAGACATTGAGGAAGCCGCCCCTTCGGGGGCGGTTTTCTTGTCGGTAGAATAGATGTAGGCGTTAGGCGGATTTATGGCAGAGACTTACAGGGCTGACATCATTGTCAGTGACATGAAGCGTCTTGTGCGTCGCCTGAATGAGATTGAGCCAGAGTTGGCTAAAACTATGCGCCGTGAGTGGAAAGAGCTTGCTGAGCCTGCTAGGGCTAATCTGTCAGCGAGTATCAAGTCTGCTGGTATCCCTATGCGGGGTTTCCGCAAGCGCGGTTCTAATGTTGCAAAAACGTGGAATAACCGGGGTCAGTCGTCTCGCGTGTTTGTGCAAATGCGTGCTGGTAACCGTGTGATTGCTCAGATGCGTAATCAAACTATTCTTCGCCTTGTTGTTCGTAACGCTGCGACAATTATTGCGGATATGGCTGGTCGCACGAACGCTTCTCGCACACCTAAAGGCACGAAGACTGACTGGTATGTGTATCTTCCTGCTAAAACTTACACGAAGAATCAGAAGCCTGGTGCCCGTCGCCACACTGTAACCACTCAGGGCGATCAGATGTTGCAGAACTTGAAAGGTTGGGGTCGCGGTTCCGCCTCTCGTGTTGCTTACCCGTCGGTGGAAAAAACGTTGCCTGATGTTCGGGACAAACTTATTACAAACTTGAATGAGTACATTGCTTTGACTAACAGAGAGCTTGGTGCCTGATGGCTAAAGAGAGACCATTATCAATACCGGTAATCCTTGGCATCAAGGGTAAGGGTCTTGACGAGGCTATTAGGGACACTAAGAGGCTTTCTACCCAGCTTGGAAGACTGTCTGACACGGCTGTAAAGGCCGCTGTCGGGTTTGCCGCGTTTAAGGGTGGGCAACTTGTAGCGAATTTTGCTCGTGACGCCGTAGAAGCCGGTAGAGACCTACAGGTTAACCTGAATGGTTTGCAATCGGTATTCGGTGATTTCACGCCGACGCTGATTGAGTTTACTAAGAACACTGCCGGTATTGGTTTGTCAATGGCGGATTCCGCTAAGGCAGCAACATTCCTTGGTTCGGTTCTGAAGCAATCTGGCTTTGCGATGGATGAGGTGTCTGAGCAGACACAACGCCTAGTTCGCTTGGGTGCTGACCTTTCGCTGACTTATGGTTATGACGTTCAAGAAGCGTTGCTAGCCATGACCGCTTTGTTCCGTGGTGAGTATGACCCGATTGAGAAGTTCGGTGTCGCCATGAAGCAGAACGAAATTGAAGGTGAAAAACTCAAGCGTGGTCTTGAGGGGTTGACTGGTTCTGCTGAGCGTCTTGTGGATCAGCAGATTCGGTTGCAGTTGCTTTACGAGCGTTCCGCTGACTCTATGGGTGCTTATGAGCGTCAAGCGGGTACGTTGCGAGTTGCTCAAGACACGTTGCGGGCGACTTTCGCTAATATGCAGCAGATTCTTGGCACTCAGTTGCTTCCTGTTGTTGCGGATTTGACGGCCTCGATTACTCCGTTAGTTGAAGCAATCGGTCCAATTCTTGCAGCGTCTTTGCGTCAAGTTGTTCCTATGCTTGTCGCTTTCGCTGGCAATACTGAAAGCATTGTAAAGATTGTTGTTGCCCTAATCAAAGGGATTGCTGTAGTAATTAGCACACTTAGTTTGCTGATTAGAATAATTATTGCCAATATCGATGGCTTGAAGATTATGGCGATAACAATCGCCGGTCTAGCCTCTCTGATGTATTCCCTCAAAGTCGGCGTTGCTATTTTCACTGGCTTGCGAACAACCGCACAAGCCTTCAATATTACACTTGGTTTCACTGCGACACAGTTGCGTGTTGTCGGTGTGGCTATGGCTGCAATTCCTATTATTGGTTGGGTTGCAGCACTTGGAACTTTGGTTGGCGTTGCCTATCAGATTAGTGAATCAGCTAAGGAAGCTGGCGACAGTGTTGAGGATATGCTCGACACGGATGCCCTTTTAGCGGAAATTGACAGTGTTAAGAACAGTGCCACCGATGCGCTTGGTGATGTTGGCGACATTATGGGC